CAGCGGGAACAACAAATGCAAAACTCGAACTTGTTCCAAATATTCCTGTAAAAACACTAAATTGGTTTTTTAGACAAAAATCCTTTGAAAATGAAGACACATATGAAGGTGGCACAACTTTAACAACGAATGTATTTGCAAATAGATATAATTTTTCATCGAGTGATGAATATTCTATATCAAATGAATTTTATAATGCACCCATGATAAAAGCTAAAATATTCGTAAATGGTGAAGATATACCAAATATTCAAGATAGTGATCATAAATATTTTAAATACGTTGTACCATTTACAAGTAGATTATCGAGACCATTTAGAAGTATTTATACGTATGCATTCTCGATGAATCCTATTAATGTGGAGCCATCGGGAATGTTGGATTTTAGTCGGTTACAATCTAACCGGACGATTTTAGACGTTACTATGAAAGAAGGTCTTACATCCGATTATACATTACATTTGTATTATGTAGGGTATCAAACCTTTATTTTTGAAAATGGTGTCATGTCACTTGTTTAGAAAATAGTGAATTTTTATTATCACGAATATATTCAATTATATTGTTTTTTATACACCATCTAATAAAATTTAACTGTGCTACAGTTGTATATATTTTATTATCTGTACCCGGAACGGTATATGATATTTTAGTCGATCTACAAAATGGATCAAATAACTTTTTACTGTACCCGTCTAAACTCGATTTATATGCACAATGTACACTAAATATTTTACCGTCATTTGTTTTATATGATAAATTGTTTTTCTTTGAGTAGTTGGTAATAAACCATTCAAGATTTCTCAAAGAAATTCCCCCAGACTTATTTAAAATTTCTAAAAGTGTAGCTCTATTCTCGGGAGTGTTATAAAATGTATCGATTGATGTTAGTAGAATAGCTGATTTATTCATTATTACATAAATCCACGCAAATCTCTAAATTCCTTTTTAGATACTTCACATGCCGGACATCCAGCTTTGAATATACATTCGAGTAAACTGTGTGTATGACGTATTCCCATATCATTCTTCGAAACCATTTCTATAGGTCCCTTAAGTTGTGGCTGATCTATATGACTTCCACACATACCATTTAGTCTAGCTCTTGCGACACATGGATTACCATCTTTTTTAAAACCTTTACAAAAATTTAACGGATTTGGTATATCTGCGAGTAACAATTTTAAATTTATTGAATATTTAATTGATATTTTTTGCATTTCCTTAACCATACGCTTATACACTTCAGTTTCGACTTCTTCATCAAAAAGAGTTTGTAACTTCCTCGAAGACATATATTATTTACACAATTATTTTTTAAGTGTTTTGAACATGTCGCTAATTTTTTTCTGACCCTCCTCTTCCACCTTTTTCTTTGGTCTTCGTTTTGGTTTTACACGTGTTAAGAGTTCACCAAATATTTCTTCTTTTGGGTCTTCAAAAAGTGGTTCGATTAAATCGCATACAGGGTTCAAAAATTTGTTTATGAAATAATAATTATAGTCCACTTTTAAATTGTGTTCCTTTGCATACTTGGGATCTTCAGCTTTTTCGTACGCCTTTGCTTTTGGATCACCTGTATCGAGAAGAATATACGGTACACGATCACCCGATTGTGGTTCTGAACCAGGTTGTCTTTCGCGCATCTTGTTCCTAACTTGAACGTGTGATAAATTTTGAGACTTGTATGAATCCGATAAACCCTGACTCAATATAAGTTTTTCGTTTGGTACATCACCTTCTATAAGTTCGATAGCCCTTTGTAACGCAAGTGCCTTTGGTGGTCCGGTATCACTACTTTCTAAAACGACATCAAGAAGTTCTTTACATACTTCACGCATGTGTGGTGTATTATCTCTTCTTACCAATTGCAACCCCTTAACATCCACATAATCCATGTGCATTTTCCCGTCTTTACCTTTCGTCCATAGTTTTGCAGCATACCTCTTTTTTGAATACAAAAAGTATGGACAATACACTTTTTCGAGTTCGAGATTATTTGGTGCTTTAAAAAGTTTGGTACATTCTTCCGCAGCACGTTCTCCAATCTCCCAACTATATTCAATCGCTTCCTGTCCAGTTCGGTTCCCTACATCGAATTCAACCATTACAGAATCAGTGTCGCCATACCTTACCTTTGCACCCGGAAAATTCTTTTCAACATACACCTTTGTTTCGTCAATCATACTTCGCCCTTTTAATGTTACTGTAGAAGCAATTTGTACGCACGGTAACATACCCTTTGCTGCACCAGTAAAACCGTATACAGAGTTCATAGAAACTTTATACGCGAGCTGTTTACCATTATACATTTCTTTTAATGCACCAGTTGAATTTGCCATATCTTTTTTAGCTTGTTTACGAAACTGTTTGAGTTCCAAAAGAATACTCGGTAAAAGACTTGGTACACCTTGTGCAAATTTATAAAACCCAAACGTTTCATAGGTTATACCGGGTATATCGTCATACTTTGAATCCATGACGAGTGTTGAATAACACAAATTATGTGCCATCATAATAGACGGATACAGACCTTCAAAATCTAGAGCTGTTATGGGTGTGTAGTATGCACCTTTTTGTGCTTCAAGAACAGTTGCACCTTCGTATCCATCAGCAGAATATTGCCCCCAAGTGATTGTTGGTACCATAAATCCCATTTCACGCGCTTTTTTTGTTAATAAACTAAACACTTTGATTTGTTGTCCCCTTTCAACCAAGTAACATAACGGAACCCAGGTCGCTTTCGCCATTTCTAATAAGTTTATTAGTGTACACAACTTTGCTAAAAGTCGGTGTGGCAACAACGTATCCTTAATACAGTATTCGGCAACTTCACGTAATTTCACGGGGTCTTCTTCAACAAACCGCGCAAACATTTCCTTTGGAGGCATATCGATTTTATTATCACCGAGGTACAGTTTCGAAACATTATCGAGTTTATACGAATCAAGTTTGTACCCTTTCTTAACTTCGTGGAATAAATCAAATATAAATCGCCCAGGCATTGGTACGATTTTAAGATCGTTATCACCAAGTGCGCTCGACGACAATTTTTTATACGTAAGTTCGCATGTATAGTTCTTAAGTTTACTCAACTCGTAAAATGATGAATCACATTTCGTGACAACGGCGCGTTTAATAAGGTATTCTAAATCAAAACCGAATATGTTCCAGCCCGTAATGATATCAACATCGTTTTTAGCAAGGTATGCCTTAAAAGCCATGAGCATTTCGCGTTCCGTTGTATAACTCTTAATTGTACACCCTTCGAGATTTGCGTCCGTTTCCTTGTAACACAAACATGTTTTATCATAAGGTACTTCCGAACCAAAGTGTGTAAGTGATATGGCAATTTGAAAGCATGCGTCATCTTTTACGTCCGCATCGGGAAATTTACCCGTTGAACTATTACATTCAATATCAACCGATGCAACAACAAAAGGTGCAGTTTCGGGAATATCCACGGGTTTAAGTGTTTTCCAATTATTACAAAACAAATCTATATCCACGTGTGCAAGATACGAACGCACGCACGAATCACCAGAATCCATCCATCCAGTTGATTGTATACCCGTTCTATGCATTAATCTCAGGACGGGATCTAAGTTAGATTCATATACTTTATACTTTATAGGTTCATCAGGTAATGTACGTTTTAATCTTCCATTTACCATTCGTCTCGCCGCTAAATTTTTGAAATTTAATTGCATAAATGTAAACTGTTCATTATTTTGAAATCCCCATACATCTTTTGATTGAACAACATCATATCCAATAAGACATTCAGGGCACAATTTATCGATCTTTGTATATAAATTACGAGCGTCTAAAGATGTTGTTTTTTTCGGGAGTTTTATAAAAAAGTATGGCGTAAAACTCGTGGTCACACATATAGATTTACCTTCACGGGTTTTACCAAAAATACTGACTAAATGTTCATCTTCAGTATCTTGTGGTTCCCAGGTGAGTACCTGGAACACAACCATTTTTTACCTTGTTACGTTATCGCCCGATTTTTTTAATATAGTATAATAGTAAATATGTCAGCTGCCTTGATTGATCTTGTCTCAGTCGGTGCCCAGGATGTCTATATCACGGGCAACCCAGAAGTATCCTTTTTTAGACAAAACTATAAACGTCATACAAACTTTTCCATTAAACCAGAACGAATGGATTACATCGGAACATTTGAATCGGGAAACGAAGTTTCCATCCCTATAAAATCGAAAGGTGATCTTTTGAGTTACGTTTGGATTGAAAATGCAGATATTAACAATAATAATAACGACGATTGTATTTTTAAATCCGCGAATGCGACATCGAATGAAACCTCACCAACTGAATTTTCCTTGTGGATTGGTGGTCAGGAAGTGACTAAATTAGATTCTCTTTTTATCAATACCGTACACAATACATTATACAATGAATCTTCTGCGAAAGCGACGTGTGCCGCGACGACTCAAGATGGTGGTGATAATGTCTCCACTGGTAGTTACATAATACCATTCTTTTTCAGTGAAGATTGGACAAAATCTTTACCACTCGTCGGTCTCCAATACCATGAAGTTGAAATTAGAATTAAGTGTAGAAATGGTACATTTAGTTTAGGTTCTTCGCCAAGAGTATACGGTTCGTATGTGTTTCTTGACACAGAAGAACGTGAATTCTTTGCAAATAGTGAACATGAACTTCTTATTACCCAAACACAACATCAACCAATGTCCGCTTCCGACACGTCTATTGATTTGACCTACTTTAACCACCCAGTGAAGGCTATTCATATAGCTGCGGGTAACGATTCGGCGGTAGGTGCATCTACATCATACACGTTCACCGACGCGTCTATGTTTATTAATGGTGTTCCACTCTTTGAAAATATGACACACGAATACCATAGAAACGTCGTTCCATCGAGACACTGTTCAGTTCTTAACAACACGGTCGATTCGGAACAAATATATACATGGCCACTCTGTCTTACCATGAACAAGTCTCAACCATCGGGTACCTTGAACTTTTCGAGAATTGATAATGCGAAAATAAATATTAACGGTCCAGCGAGTGCAAACCTTAACATGATTCGCGCTTATGCGGTCAACTATAACATCCTCAGGATTAAGAATGGTATGGGTGGTGTCGCGTTTGGCAATTAATTATATAAATATAACATATGAATACAGTGTATTATATACTTATAATAATACTATTTGTATATATTATAAATCAGTTTATTGAAATAGAAGATTATTTTGAATTTAAAAGATCACATCCGTATAATTTTCCACTCGTCAGTATAGAAGATAATTTTTTATCACCAAATGAATGTGAAAATTTAAAAAAGTATATACTAAATCATGAATTATTAAAACATAATTGGGATAATTCGTATGTTATTCGATTTAATACAAATGAAAACTCTAAAAAAATGTTTTTACATCATAATTTAGGTACAATTTATAAAATTTTTGAAAATATAAAACAACCAGGCACAAACGCCTACATTGTTAATACTGCTATATTAGATAATTCTAATAATAAAACTGGTAAACATAACGATATAAAATTTCACTGTGACGATACTATTGAAATAAAAGATTTTATGGGTAGATTTATAATGCCAGTGTGTACAACTGTACTATATATAAGTATACCAGAAAATTACACGGGTGGAAACTTAATTTTAAAACCATTCGCTAGTAAAAATAACGAAAAGGTATATAAACCTAAACAAGGTAGAAAATTAACGTTTAGAGGTGATATGAACCATTGTGTCGAACCATTTTTTTGTGACTATACTACAAAAAGAATAAGTTTAGTATTTGAACAATATAAAATACCAGATAAGTATATCCACAAAACTGAATTTGATTTTTTTAAACGTTAAATTAAAAAGTTTGTTATACTATATTAATAATGCATTTATTAGCACTAGTATTATCAGTGTTAATGGGTACTATATATTACCAAATGATGGAAAGTTCTATACCAACAAATTCAAATTGTAGTTATATGGCGTCACCCACTACGGATTATCTCGCATTTTTATGGGGTATAATTGTAATGTATTACGGCTACTACAAATACGATAACCCACTTTTAACATTTTTAGGTTCCACAGTTATAGTAGAACATATTTATCAACTCAAAAGGAAATAATACCTAATTAGTACCCGACGATCCAAAACCACGTTCACCGCGTTTCGTTTCTTGAAGTTCATCAACTTCTTCAATAAGCGGCGTTTCACATCTTTCTAAAATCAATTGTGCGATCCTATCGCCTTGTTTAATTTCAAAGGATTCACTCCCGTGATTAAACAAGATAACTTTCAATTCACCCGTATAATCCGGGTCAATCACACCGGCACCCGTTTGAATACCATGCTTTACACTTAAACCCGATCTTGGTGCAATACGTCCATAGACACCTTTAGGAATAGTTGCACAAATACCCGTACTCACAATACCACGTTCACATGCATTAATCGTCATGTTTTCCATACTATATAAATCGTACCCGACC